TCGCGGCCTGGAGCGTGTCGAGCCGGCCATCCCACAGCTTGTACTCAAGCCGCTGGCGGCGCTTGAAGATCGTTTTCGGGTTCCGCGCGTAGAGCTGCGCGACCGTCTGGTTGATGTAGCGCGGCAGAATCGGCACCGTGTACTTGCCGGCGTCGCGCCACTTCTTGTCGGCCCCGTACATCGCAAAGTCCTGGGCCTTGCGCATTTCCTTGAACGTCTTTTCGCGGGCCTTGCGAGCCTTCTCGATCTTGCCGAGCCACTCAGCTACCAGTGCCTTGCGGGACTCGGCAGGCTCCGGTACGTCCGCCCCGAAATCGTCCGTGCGCTCGAAATCGTATTCCTCTGCCATTTACCAACCTTCCGCGGCTCTTTCCCGCTTTTCCTGTCTGGCGCGCTTAAGCGCCGATTGCATAATCCACTCGATGGAGCCGGTTCGCGGCGCGTTCTCGTTCGCTGCAAGCGGGCGGGCGCCGCGGATCTTGAGCAGCCCCTGGCCGATGTGGGCCAACCAGTCCACGAAGTCGTCGTTCGCGCCATGGGGGAAGCGGAGAAGCTGCTTCCGGGCGTCCTGGTACCAGGGCGCGAACCGCGGGAAGCGAACCTTCCGCATGCTCATCCGGCCCTGAATGGCCCTGGCGCGGGTGGCCTTGTCCTTGGACACCGTAACAGGGTCGATCGTCACGTAGATCCGCTCATCAATCATCCGCTTGTGCAGGAACGGGCCGAACGCCTTTGAGATGTTCTCGCTTTCCATCCACCACAGCTGCGGCTGGTGGACCTTGAACTGAGTAAGCAACTCCTCCACCGTCCTGTCCGTCTGCATCCGATCCCATACGAGGTCCGGCAGGATCCAGATGTTGTCATGCGCGTCCACGCCGACGCAGCCGAGGACCGTGTAGTCGTTAGACTGCTTGGTGCTCACCGCATGGTCCGATGCGCCATAGATCACCAGGTTGTCGGGAAGCTCCTCCTGGTCATACTCGACAATCCAATCGCTCTTGAAATACTCACCGTCCTCTCGGGTCGGCGAACCCATGTAGAGCGCCTGGAACGTGCGCGGGTCCATGCGCTTGGCCTCGGCCAGGAACTCCAGCCCCTTGCGCTCCGGCCACAGCGCGGACATGGGCTTCGCCCCGAACTGCTCGATCACGCGAGGGTCCGTCGGCACCTCCAGCTTAAGGCCAAGCCGCTCCGCAAGCTCCGGATCCTCGACCACTGCCGGCAGATTGATGTAGGTCCAGTTGTCGGCAATGCCCTTGTACTCCTTGTTGCGCTCCGGGTGGTTCGGGTCGCACAACCGGCCAATCAGGTCATCCTCGTGCCAGCGGGTGTGTACGACAACAACCGAGCTTTTCGAGTGCAGACGGGTGAACACCACCGAGTTGAACCACTTCCAGATGCGGTCACGGTACAGCTGGCTCTGCGCGTCGTCGTCCGACCGGATCGGGTCGTCCACCACAAAGAAGTCTGCCGGCTTACCCGTACCGGAGCCTCCGACACCGACGAACGCCGTCTTGCCGCCCTTCGTCGTGATCAGGAGGTCCAGCGCTCCCTTGGTGAGCCGGTGGTCTGGGAACACCGCCTGGTGCAGCGGGCTTTCGATGCTGCGGCGCACGTCCGCGCCGAACTCCTCGGCGAACGTCTGGTTGTACGTACCGAGGATCATGTTCCGGTACGGGTTGCGGCCGGCGCACCATGCCGGAAACCGCCTGGAGATTATTTCGGACTTGCCGAGCTGCGGGCCAATGGACACGGCCACCCGCTTGAGCTCGCCGCGCTCGACCTTCTCCATGATCTGGCAGAGCACGATGGCCTGCGGCGTGGCCTCGAACCGCGACAGGTCCGGGTTCTCCGGGTCGCTCGGGTCCGGCAACTGGAGCTCGCAGTAGCGCAGAAGGCTCTCGCGGCCGTCAAGAAGCGCAAGTTCCCGCTTCTTGAGCCGGATCAGCCTTTCCTTGTCCCGCAGCAATTCAGACCCGTTCGACATCTCACTTCCTACAGAAAAGCAGCGTCCACTTCTGCCTTGCTTGTGGTATCGCCCACTGCGTCTGCCCCTTACAGCTCAGAGGCTGCTTCCCACATGGCGTCGATCTGCTCTGGTGTTAGCCCAAGCGCTGCGCCGATCTGATCAATCAGTGGATGGTCACGCTCGAATTGCGAAGCGTATTCCCATTCGATTTGCGCAACAACGCGGTCCTGCTCGTCCTCGATAGCGTCGATTTCCGCCTCGACCTGTGCGAGGGTGATGCCGTTCATCACGAGGCCGAGGCGCAGTTGACGGGCGGTAAGCGGCGGCAGTTCTTCCGGCTCCGGCTCTGGTTCGGGCTCTTCTGGATCGGGCTCCGGGTCCGGTTCGGGATCAATCAGCCCCTCCGCGATAAGTTCTTCCGTGGTCTTGGGCGTGAAGTCCGCGTGATAAAACCGCAAATCCGCGTTCGACGGCAAGTGCTCCGGGACTTCGATGTAATCTGGGAACAGTTCAGGCGAGTCAGTGTCTATCAGTTCGACAATGATGTTGTTTTCGACTTTCGCAAGCAGCATGGTTTATCTCCGATTAAGCCGTGCGCTTCCAAACCCGCACAGTGCGGTTGCGGGGGCGCGTCTCTGAGCCGCCAGTCGCGTTAATGCTTAGTGTGTGAGTATGATTTCCCGACGATGCGGTCTGCTGCGTAGAGTTACCTGCCCACGCGTTGGTGATAGACCCGCCTCCGTCCGCGTTTCCTTGGGCGGCATACCTCGTATAGCCATGGGTATGCGCACCGGCGCTTAGGGCGCTGCCTGTGTGCGTATGGCTTTTAATCTCGTCGTCCTGAATGCCGCCCCCGAACGGCGACGCATCTCCCCCTTCCGTGCGGAAGAAAATACCCTCGGTGTTGAAGATCAATGACCACGTGCCGCCGAAAAGGCTGGACGGTGTGGCCTCCCCCGGCATCTGAATGTAGGTGGAGCCGACTGGCATGGAGGCGGGACCAGCAAAGAAGCTCTCCGCTATCCCCCCGTTGTTATTAGTGTCCCAAATATCAATGTGGAGGCGGATGGTGTAATTGTTTTGGTGTTGGGTGAAAACCTCAAGCCCATCACCGTTGGAATTAAGCCTCAACTCCGGGTGGTTCAACCCGCTAAACCCTGATAGGCGTTTCAGCTGCCATACTGAGCCATCGTACCAAAGGTTGTAGACAGCTCCGGTCTTGGTTCCGGTCCCGGTCGTGTTCAGGCGGATTGTGTAAGCCTTGTTGTTAAGCAAGGTCAGCGGTACTGCACCACCAACACCAGCTCCGCCCGGAGCTATAACGTCTAGGACAATACGTTCGGGCGCGTCGATATTCGCACGCGCCTGCGCCTTTTCAGAAGGATCAAGGGTTTGCGGCGCATATGAAACCGGATGTTCTACATCAGACGCCGCTTGCTCCGCTCTGTCGGCAGCATCCTCTGCGGCAGACTGCGCCGCCTCAGCCAGTCCTTGGGCCACAACAGCGGCGTCCCGAGCCGATTCCGCATCCGCCTGGGCGGCCTCAGCCAGCCCTTTGGCCACAACAGAGGCGTCCCGAGCCGATTCCGCGCCCGACTTGGCCAACAAGGCGTCGTCCTTGGCGCCGATAGCCGTATCCCGCGCCGATTCCGCGCCCGACTTGGCCAACAAGGCGTCGTCGCGGGCGTCCTCGGCAGCCTGTTGCGCAACCTCCGCATCCGCCTGAGCCTGGAGCGCTGCATCACGAGCCGCTATCGCCGTGGTCTGCACGATGGTGAAATCGGCCACCATATCCCACAGGCCGGCATTCAAGTCGGCTTCAAAATCCGCACTAGAGACATGAGACTCAAGACAGCGGTAAAATCTCGTGTCGTAAAAGACCGTGTCGCGGACGACGTAGTTCTTTTCCGGCTCCCACTCGGTCGGCGGATTGAACCCGAAACCATTCAGTTCGTCTTTTAACTGATCGAAGCCGACCGACTTGTTGGCCAGAGCCGTATCATCGCGCTGAATCAACGCGAGGTTCTGGAGCACGGCGTCTATCGTCGTCTTTACGCGCGAGAACTCCTCGTCCAGCCTGTCGGCGGGGAGCGGCTTGAGCGGGTTTTCCGCCTGGTAGTCGTGGAAATTGTACGACCGATCGTACGGAGGTGGCTGCGCCATTGTCGAACCCAGGTTGGACGTTCCAAATTCGCGAACTTTCCATATAATACGACACG